GTGGTTTTCTTTTTTCATTATTTTAAACATCTCTGAAAATGAAAGAAAGGAGATGTTTGAGGAGAACTTATCAAGGTTTCTAGTATGTATCTATACTAAACCTAAAACAACCCTGCTATCGTAGATATAGATCTGACAGCAGCGTTTGTCACGTTGAAGAATGATGGACTTGTCGCAGCGTCTGAGATCGCTTTGAACATTCCAGCCATATCAACAGGTGATGAAGAGGAGGAGCAACTGCTTTGTGCGTAGTTTACAGAACTCTGCACGGGTTGAGCTCCTTCCAAGTGGTAGACCAATTCCACATCAAATAAGGCAGTACTGGCTGGTAATCCCGACGCTCCCAATACAACACTTTCGAACCCGGAGATTCGGAAAATGCTTGTATCAGAAGAATAGATGTTACCCGATGCTTGTGGCGCGATGTTGTAGCCTGGCGCGGTCGTGATGTTGCAATTCCTAAAGGTAAAAGCTTCAGCGTCGATCAGTTTTGGGCGTATTTGTAATGATCCTTGAGCCGTAGCCAAAGAACTTTCCACAATACTGCCATTCAACTGAGGAATAGCCGAAATTGATACCTTGCTGGACGCATTAGGAATGCCGTATGCTTTCAAGATGTTGCCAACGGTACGAGTACCATCAGCGATCTGAGCAACACCATCAGGTGAAATAGTCGCCAACACAGCCCAACTACTTACCGGCAAGGTTGCCGCGAACACCTTTCCACTGACATTCGTCATGGAAGCTACGCTCGTCAATCTTACCCCATAACCTACAATTCTGTAATTAGTAAGTTTGGAAGCGAGATCTGACACATCAACATAAGCGAGACCATTCGCCACCCCCGCAGTACCCGTATTAAAGGTCCACGTGGCACCCCCCCCAGTGATCGATCCACGTGGCGAAAGCCCCATGGTCACTAGATTGGGTGTGATGACTAAATCCATCTCACCATTAGCATCACTGGAAAGTGTTAAGGATTGTTTGATAAAATATGTCGCTGTAGGCGCGGAGAACTGGTCAACCACCCTAGCGTCATACGCCAACTTATCGAACGGATCCAACAGGGCGGCACGGTATTTCGCCAATGACGACGATACGCCAATGCCACCTGTTCTTTTAATCTTAGTTTTCTTCTTCTTTCCAGTCTGCCCATTATTGACGGGTTTCGTCAATACTGGTTTCAGTTTCTTCTTTATGTTTTTAACCATAATTCTCAATATGTTCCCTCGTGGGTGCCACCCACAGCTGCAAGGGGAGGAACGCCAATTCCCCAGTGTAATATTAACACCTGCTGCCCTTAGACTAAACCTTAATAGTCTACATCACATAGCTTATCAAAAACGGGGCTTTCGATATAGCTGGGTAATGATACCACGGAACGCAGTAGGCCTTTGATCTGACCAATCTCAAACATAGAGATTCCATATCGGCGAGATATGGCTGCGTAACAGTCTTGTAGGTCGAGCTGTATATGCTCCTTAACCCGTGGTTTCCACGATTCTAGTACATCGTGCAAGACTCTCTTTGGCTTCTCCCCGTTCCTTTTCAAACATTCTAGAAAAGGTCCCAAGATTGGGTAATCATGGGGAACGAGGCCGTACGAGGAAGCCAGCGCAAAAGCGCATTGTTTGATTGCCAAATCATAACTCTCTTGTTCATACTGCGGATTTCGTTTGGCATGTTTTATACCAGCCACCTCAACAGGCGACCGGAGTAACTTACCCAGTTTAATCACAGCCGATGGCAAAGGCAACCAGTGCAGCGCACCGAGGATATCCTTTCTCCACCACCCCTTCAAAAAAGTTGTATCTCCTATTTCTTTCCTAGAGAAATATTTGACATCGAGACCCAATTCCCTCCCTGCTACCTCCATCGTAAGATCACTCCTACTTTGTCGCTGCATAAGAAAATAAACATATAAAGCGAAAGTGCTATTCGTATTAAACGATGTTGTTACAGTAATACCCGTAGGCATCTGTGTTCCAGCACTCCCCTTCACCGATAAACGTCCTTTTCGGACAGTATAACTACGCCTACAACATTCAGCTATTGTTTTCAGAAACCCAGACGGCATTCCAACTTGCGACATCCACATAAATGCGAAATCACGAAGTGGACCTTCATCCTGCGATTGATCAAACATACCTTGGTCAGCTTCACCAGGTCCATACAAACCTGGTTCCGCCCAGAAGACAGCACTGTCGTCGCCAGAAGCTAAAACAGTCGTCACATCTCCGTTCATATACTCATTAGCATATAAAGACAGTTGTTCTTGTGTGGCACCGGCTGCATAAATCAGCCGCACCCTAATACCTCCAATTTTAAATATTTTACCATCAAAAATCTCGTGGAGTTTATCGGACATTGTTCTTGCGTATCCGGTTGTACGCGCGTGGTAAATCGGGTCAAGATTTACGATGGCTCGAGGTTTCATTGTCCGTATATCACCCATCTGTTTAGAACAGGTGATGGTTTCATTCCATTTCAGTGAGATCGTTTTCTTAAGACGCATGGGACCTACCATTTCGTCTTCTTCTGCCGCTCTCTCAATACGTTTTCCTCTCTTCCCCATCAATTTGGCACTCTGAGCTATGCTATATGGGTTTACACAGCCCGGCTCGTACACACCGGCAGCTATCATCGCTTTCCCGATTCCTAGCCACCGGCGATGGCGCACTTCATCTGGATCCATTCCCACAAACGGATCTTTATGTGTTCTCGCGATGAGTGCGACCA